CTACGAATACTCTGATTTCGACTGAAAAATTACAAGAAATGTCTTACAATGATCCGATCTTTTCTAGAGAAGGATTGGATGTCCATGAAGAACCCAAAGAAGGACACAGTTATACTATTACAGTTGACGTGGCAAGGGGGCAGGGAAACGATTATTCGGCCTTCTCGGTTTTCGATACTACTGAAATTCCGTACAAAATAGTTGCAAAATACCGCAATAACACAGTGGCACCCCTACACTTTCCCAATATTATAAATACTATAGGTAAGAGATATAATTATGCGTATATTTTAGTAGAAATAAATGACATTGGATCACAAGTTGCTGACGTGCTTCACCATGATTTAGAATATGAGCATCTATTTTCGACATCATGGTATGGTAGGCATGGACAGCAAATAAGTAGTGGTGCAAAGAAGGAATCTTCTTTTGGTGTTAGAACAACTAAATCTATGAAGAAAATAGGTTGTTCAAATTTAAAATCACTTATAGAAGAAAACAAACTTCTGTTTACTGATTATGATATCATATCAGAACTAACAACATTTATTGCTACTGGTGAAACCTATTCGGGAGAAGATGGAACAAATGATGATTTAGTAATTACAATGGTATTATTTGCATGGTTGGTAGATCAACAATATTTTAAAGATTTAGTTAATCAAAATATAAGAGATAATTTATACCAAAACAACTTAGCAAATTTAGAAGATCATCTAACGCCATTTGGAATTATTAATGATGGTTTAAATCAAGATAAATATGAAATAGACTCGGATGGTACAATTTGGGAAAAAGTATCTTAAAATAATTAAATTATGCATTTGATGAAAATATATTAATATAAAAAATGTAATTAATTGTAAAGGAGATTAAAATGCCATTTCAAGTATCGCCGGGAGTTAATATTTCCGAAACCGATTTAACTACGATTGTACCAAATGTTGCGACAAGTATTGGTGCAATGGCTGGATCTTTTCAATGGGGCCCAGTATTAGAAAGAACACAGATAACAACAGAAGGTGAATTGGTTAAAGTATTTGGAGAACCAAATGATAGCACCTTTAAAAGTTGGTATGTCGCATCTAATTATCTTTCATATTCTAACAACTTGCTTGTTGTTCGTAACGTACTTGATAGTGCAAGGAATGCTACAGTTGGTTCAGTTGGAACTCCAATCCTTGTAGAGAACGCTACAGAGTATGATGCAAAAACATTTACCAATCAAATGTTTGTTGCTAAGTATCCAGGCTTACTTGGAAATAGTTTGAAAGTTCATGCTATTGATAGTGTAGCGTGGACTAACGCAGTTGCTGCTGGTGCAGAAACAACTCTGCGAAATTTATTCAGATCAAACTTTGATCGTGCCCCTGGCACATCTCAAGACGTTGCTAACTCTGGTGGTGCAAATGATGAAATGCACATTTTAGTTATTGACGAAGATGGTTTATGGACAGGAACTCCAGGCGAAGTTCTGGAAACACACGCTTATGTAAGTAAAGCATCTGATGCAAAACGTGTTGATGGTTCATCCAACTATGTTAAAAATGTTTTGCGTAACGAATCTGCATATGTTTGGTTGGGATTACCTGCTGAATTAACTGCTGATTCAGTTGCAGCTGGTGCAGACGCTGGTTCAGATAAAACAAGTACATTTAAAAACTTTGATAGTGCAACTGATGGTGAAAAAATGCCAGGCGGTTCACTTGCTGGTGCTGTTGATGGTGATACAATTACAGATGGTGAATATCAAACTGCTTATGATCTGTATAAAGAACCACAAGTAGTTGACTTCAATTTGATTATGCAAGGAGCGGGTAGTACAACTGTTGGTGCATATATCAATGACAACATCGCTGAAACACGAAAAGATTGTGTCGCTCTACTTTCTCCTAATCAGTCATCCGTTGTTAATGCTGGTGCTAACCAACAACTGACTGCTTTGGAAACTGACAAAACAACTTTGAGTGCTTCAAGTTATGCTATCATGGATAGTGTATATAAATATCAGTACGACAAGTATAATGATGTTTTCCGTTTTGTTCCAATGAACGGTGATATGGCTGGTTTATGTGCAAGAACAGATTTTACGCATGATTCATGGTGGAGTCCTGCTGGTTTAACAAGAGGTGTTATTAAGAATGTTGTAAAACTTTCTTGGGAGCCTTCAAAAGCAGATCGTGATAAAATGTATCAGTTGGGAATCAACCCAATTATTACTCAAAGAGGTAGTGGTGTAGTTCTTTGGGGAGATAAAACGTGTCAAACAATTCCGAGTGCATTTGATCGAATCAATGTACGAAGATTGTTTATCATTCTTGAGAAAGCAATTAGTATTGTTGCAAAATCTATGTTGTTTGAATTCAATGACGAGTTTACTCGCTCACAATTCATCAACCTTGTTTCTCCATTTTTGAGAGAAGTTCAAGGACGTAGAGGTATTACAGACTTCAAAGTAGTTTGTGATTCATCTAATAATACAGGACAAATAGTTGACTCTAATCAGTTTGTTGGTGATATTTTTGTCAAACCGACACGATCAATTAACTATATCCAGTTGAACTTTATTGCCGCTCGATCAGATGTATCTTTTACAGAAATCGGTGGTTAAGTCTTATAAATATACGAAAATAAAGGAGTAATAAAAAATGGCAACAATATCAGATTTTAAGAATAACTTTAGAGGTGGTGTTCGACCAAACTTATTTCAAGTTGTAATCACTGCTCCAATATTTGGGTCAATGAACTTGGAATTTCTTGGAAAAACCACAAGTCTCCCTTCTTCTACTGTAGCTCAGTTTCCAGTAGATTATCGTGGACGACAACTAAAAGTTCCAGGCGATAGAACTTTCGCTGATTGGGCGGTTACAATTTTGAACGATCCCGAATGGGAAAATCGAACAAAGATTGAACAATGGATGAACGCTATTACAGCACACTCCCAAAATCTTAGTACAATTTCAAATGCTAATATTTATGGTAGTGCAGCTGTTTCTCAATTAAGTCGAGAAGGAAATGTATTGCGTACATATCGTATGCTAGACATTTTCCCTGTTGAATGTGCGGCTATTGAGTTGGGTATGGGTTCTAATGATACGGTTGAAGAATTCGCCGTAACATTTGCAGTTAACAACTACACCATTGATGGAAATGGCCCAGACGGTAGTGCTACTGGTCTTGGTATTGATATTTCTCTGAATGGTAGAACTAATATCGGTGGTTTATCAATTAATATCTAATTGATAGAGGGGGGATTTTTCCCCCCTTTACTTTCATAATGAAAAGAGGATACTTTTATGGCATTTGAATTATTTGGATTCACGTTTGATAAAAAAAAGAAAGATACTGGAAGTTTTATAACTCCGCAAAAAGATGATGGAGCCCTTACTTATATAGAGGGTGGCGGATTTGTAGGAACATATCTCAATACGGATGTTGATGCAAAAGATGAAAATCTTTTAATTCAAAAATATCGTGAGATGGCTATGACTCAAGAAGTTGATCTTGCATTAACTGACGTTGTTAATGAAGCTGTTTTACACGGCGGAGATCATGGTAGAGATGCGGTTGCAATTTCTTTAGAGAATTTAGATTTAAGCGAATCTATAAAAACAAAAATTTCTACGGAATTTCAATCAGTTCTAAAGTTATTAGACTTCAATCATAATGGTTCTGATCTTTTTAGAAAATGGTATGTTGATGGAAAACTTTATCATCATATTATTATTGATGACGAAAATCCAAGAAAGGGAATTAAGCATTTAGTTCCTGTTGATGCATTAGATATCAAAAAAGTTCGTGAGATTCAAAAAGAAAAAGACCCTGTAACAAATATTGAATTTATCACAAACATAGAAGAATATTTTATTTACAAACCAGATCAGTTGTCTGGACAGTTTTATCCTCATGGAAGATATCAAGAGGAAATAAAAGTTTCTGCTGATTCAATTTCCTATGTTCATTCTGGAATGATTGATTCTCAGAAACAAGTTGTTATAGGTTATCTATATAAGTCAATTAAACCTTATAACCAATTAAGGATGATTGAGGATTCTTTAGTTATCTATCGCTTGGCAAGAGCACCAGAACGAAGAATTTTTTATATAGATGTTGGTAACTTGCCGAAATTAAAAGCAGAACAATACTTACGTTCTGTTATGGACAAGTATAAACAAAAGGTTGTTTATAACGCAACTACTGGTGAAGTAGAAGATCAGAAAAAGCAGATGTCAATGCTAGAAGATTTCTGGTTGCCACGAAGGGAAGGCGGTAGAGGTACAGAGATTAATACCTTACCTAGTGGACAGAATCTTGGTGAGATCGAAGATATAGAATATTTTAGAAAGAAACTATATCAAGCATTGAATGTTCCTATCTCTAGAATAGAGGGAACGGAACAAACTGCTTTCAATCTTGGAAGAACATCTGAGATTAATAGAGATGAAATTAAGTTTTCTAAATATATCACAAGAATTAGAAATCGTTTTATTTCTTTATTTACAGATTTACTTAAAATTCAGTTAATCCTTAAAGGGATTATTAAAGAGGAAGATTGGGAAGAAATAAAAGATGGCATAGATTATGTTTGGACTAGAGATTCACATTACGTTGAATTGAAAGAAAACGAAATCTATAGAGAGAGATTTGAAATCATGCAATCAATGGAAGAATACATTGGTAAGTATGTTTCTAATGAGTGGGTTCGTAAAAATATCCTCAGACAAACGGATGAGGATATAAAAGAGATCAATAAACAAATTGATCGTGAAAAAGCGGATGATGAAGAATTTCCTGGCGATGATGGAGATGGTGGCGATGACTTCTAGTTTTATAAAAAACTATAAGAATAAAGTTTCAGAAAAGACTGAAAGTAAATTAATGGAAGCAGTCTATTACGCATTTGATTTAACAGATCAATATGGTATTGTTAGAATCAATAAAGCGATTTCAGAGGCTTCATTAAAATATAACATCAATGAAGATGTATTAAGAGAAAAGATTAATGATGATTCTTTTGTTTTAACAGAAAGGAAAAAACATGAGTGATAAAGATGTTTCAAACGGTCAAATTAAAATGATTAAAGATATATTGGATAAAAAATTTACTAAAGCAAATACTAGTATTGGTGATATGTTGAAGAACAAAGCATTTAATGCTATTCAAGATTTTAAAAGTGGTTTTAAATATGTTAGTATAGGAAAAACCGATACAGAACCATCAAAAGAGGCATAAAATGGAAGAAGCTCTAACTACAGC